GATGGGTTAGCAGCTTACGCAAACTTTGCAGTAGTAGTAGATGGGAACTATGAGGCATCGTTACAAGCCATTACAGACATTAACTCTAACCAAGCGGTATTTGATACTGATTGCTCTGTAGGAGTGCAACTGCTATCAGGTCAAGAGGTAGAAATCAAGTTTGTAGCTTGTTGGGTAGAGACAACGGCAGGAGGTGCTTTGGCATATCAGCAAACATTAGACATCACAAATGAAACATACATTTATAACAAATGTATTTCTAATGGTTATGCTTACGGATCTATTTTAGACTTTGCATCTTTCTTTACTGGCGAGTACACGCAGACCGAACTATTTGCAAATTTTGTCAAGATGTTCAATTTGTACATCGAGCCAACGCAAGACACACGAGTTTTACGCATTCAGACAAGAGATAACTTCTATGTAGGCTCTGTTGATTGGTCTCAAAAATTGGACTACTCACAGCCTTACGAGATTGTACCTTACGGAGAGATTCAAGGCAATCCGTACAAGTTCTCATATAAAGAAGGTCAAGACGAAGAGAATAAGCAGTATAAGACTTACCACAATCAGACATATGGCGAAAGAACGTACACTATCGACAACGATTTCATCAAAAATGAGAAAAAGATAGACGTAACCTTTGTGCCCACGTTGATGGTAGAAGATCAACAGCAAAGACGCTACTACTCTCAAGCGACCAACGAAGATAGCAAGATAGGTGAGTTAAGAATAATGTACTATGGCGGCTTGGTAACTTGCCCATTGTACAGATTGTATGAGTTTGGTTCACCAGGCATAAGCGACAATAGAACAACTTATCCGTTAACGCTTCACATCGATGATCCTGCAAATATGCAGTTCGACCTTAACTTTGGTATGCCAAGAGAGGTGCAAACAAAGTTAGCTCTTGAGTACAGCAATCAGAATTTAGTTAACACTTATTACTACCAAACTTTAACTGAAATAACCGACAGAGATAGCAAGATTTTTAGAGGCTTTTTCAGAATCACTACAAAGGATTGGCAGACAATGAAGATGTCAAACCTTTATTTCTTTGAGGGGCAATATTGGAGACTGCAAAAGGTGACTGATTACAATCCATTGGTAGACGATGTCTTTCAATGTGAGTTTTTGTTGGTCAAATACTACAAGCCTTTTACATCTACAAAAAAGAGTTTAGGCTTTAACGATGTCGTTGACACAGGAGGAGGAGCAGAGACAATACCATCAGGTTACAAGAGTAGCACTACTGGAGGCTCAACTAAAGGAGTCTATGTAGGGAATAGCACCGGTAGAGGCGGTCAAAACGTAGTAGTTGGTAATCTTAACAACGTAGGCGGTAATCACAATGTAGTTACATCTTCAGAAAGAGTTGTAATACCTGATAACTACGACAGAGTAACTGCAATAAGGTGCAATGAGTACAACGTACCTTACACCGATAGACTTTACGTTGAGAACTACCCTTGCTTGGGAAGTTGGATGTCAGGAGGAAAGGTTACAAGTATAACTACGGCAGATTCGCCATATTTAGCCACTTCTGAAGATTGGTTAATTTTATCTGATACAAGTGGAGGGAATATCACCGTAACTCTCCCAACTCCAAGTGCAGCAAATAGCGGAAAGATGTACACGGTTAAGAAGACTGCATCAAATCACTCTGTAACGATTAACGCAGGAGATGGTTCAATTCTGATTGATGACTCCACAACTCACACGCAGAACGCAAAAAATAGCTTTCATCAATTTGTATCAGACGGTACACAATATTGGATTATAACAGATTAAAATGGCAATAGAAACTTCAGTTAATATAGATGTAAACGTAGACGGAACGGCTACGGTCAAACAAGCAGCACAAGGCTTTGAAGATTTAGGTGATGCGGTTGCAAAAACCCAAAGAGAGGTCGAGGCTCTGGCTTTGCAATACGGCATTAATGATGAACGCACACAAGAGGCAATTAAGAGAGCAGGTCAATACAAGGGACAACTTGAACAATTAGACCAAGCTATTGATGCTAATAAAGGTGGAGTTGATCAATTATTCAGAGGTGTTCAAGGACTTGCAGCAGGTTTTGAAATTGCAGCAGGTTCATTAGCCATCTTTGGAAGTGAAAGCCAAGAACTTGAAAAGGTACTTTTAAAAGTTCAAGGTGCTATGGTATTAGCACAAGGACTAAAAGACTTTAAAGAGTTTGGTGGTGCTATTAGAGGAGTTGTTACATTAGTAGGCGAAAGATTAGTAGCAGCATTTGCGACATTAAGAACTGCTCTTATTTCTAGTGGTATTGGTGCAGCAGTAGTAGCAGTAGGCTTATTAGTTGCAAACTTTTTTAGACTTCGTGAAGAAACTGCAAAAGCAGCAGAAGAACAAAAGAAGTACAATGATGAACTTACTAACTTAAGGAAAGAACGTGAGCAATTACAAAAAGGAGACGAACAGTACACCAGAGATGAATTAAAAAGGGTTTCCGAAAGACTTACAGCAGGTCAAAAAGAACTTAAAGAAAAAGTAGCAGCACGAAATAAGTATGTAAATGATTTAAGAGTATTAGGAATTGAAGAAGCAGATTCTGATAGAAAAAGAGCAGAAACCAATCTCAAAGAAATTGCCTTAAATAATGAAAGACTTGTAAACGAAAAATTAAAACTCACAAATAAAGTTGCTGAACTTGATAAACAAGCAGCAGACAAAGCAAAAGCGCAAAGGGATATAAATACTAAAACAGAAAAAGAAGAAATAGATACTTTTGCCTTATACATCCAAAGAGAAAGAGAAAAGCGTGAACGTGATTTAAGGACTTTTTCAAGTAAGCAGGTTTTAGAAACTAAAAACTATACTAAAGAGCAATTAGAACAAGTCACTCTTGATTTAACTGCATTTCAAAATCAGCAAACACAAAGAACACTTGAATTAAGTGAAAGAATACAATTAGAAACTGCAAAGGCTTTACGCTTTATGCGTAATAATGGTAAAGAGTTATTAGACACTTTTGTAAACGTATTTGGTGCTATTGCTGCTCTTCAAACTGCGTTTGCAGGAGAAGATGAGGCAAGACAAAGAAAGGCTTTTGAGACAAGAAAAAAATTATCTATTGTACAAGCAACTATCTCAACTATTGAAGCAACTATTGCAGCTTTTAAAACAGCAAGTGATTCTCCTATAACTAAAGTACTACCTGCATACCCTTTTATTCAAGCAGCAGCAGCAGCAGCATACGGATTAGCACAGATTCAACAAATCAGAAACCAAACTTTCTCTGGTGGTCAAGTATCTGCACCAACTACTAATCAAGGTGCAAATGTTCCAAGCGTTCAAATACGTTCTTCTTCATTACCTCAAACAGAAGACATTTTAGCCACAAATAGGCGAGTGTTTGTACTTGAAGGAGATATCACAAGAACACAGAGAAGAGTTGCATCTAATCAATCAGTAAGCGTGTTAGGTGGTTAAAATTGAGCCAATTATAGTAAATCACTAATTATAATAGAAATGGAATTACCCGTTTACAAACTGATAATTAACCCTGACGATGAAACAGGCGTAGAGTTCGTCTCTCTTGTGACTAACCCTGCGATTGAAAAAGACTTCCAATACTTTGACAAGCAACTTTTCTTCAACGACTATCCAAAGGCAGCAAGTCAAAACGCACAGAGAGGAATAAACCTCAACGAGGCAATAGGTAACGAGTGTGCTACGTTAGTGGGAAAGAACAGAGCAAGACAATTAGTTGCTAACGAGAATCTGTCTATTGAGACAATCAAACGCACTTACTCTTATTTAAGCAGAGCCAAAGAATACTACAACCCACAAGACACTAAAGCGTGTGGTACTATCTCTTACCTTTTATGGGGTGGAGAAGAGATGTTGAGATGGACTGAACGCAAGTTAGAAGAGTTAGAGTTAACCAAAGCAAGAAAGGCACGTTTTGAGATTCAGAACGAAGAGAAACGTATCATCTCTGGTGCTGCAATGATTGCTGATTTGCCTATCTACCGTTATGACGAAATAAGAGGTGAATACTATGTCGTTTTTGACAAAGAAACCATCTTTGAAATTGCAAAGAAATGGGCAAGAGGTGATAAGTACGATGCAGTTAACATTCATCACGACAAAGCAATCAAAGGACTCTCGTTATTTGAATCATTCATAGTTGACAGAGAAAGAGGTATAATGCCTCCTAAAGGTTACGAAGAAGTAGCTGACGGATCATGGTTTCTATCATACATAGTTAACGATGATGAAATTTGGGCAAGAGTAAAAGAAGGTGAGTTCAAAGGCTTCTCTGTTGAGGGAATGTTTGACTTCCAAGAGTCTACAGAAGACAAGATTGCCAATGCTATGGTAAGCAAATTAAAACGAATCCTTAAGAAATGGGATGGTAAAAATTGAGCCAAAAAAAGTAAACCACTAATTATAAATAAAATGAATTCAAAAGAAGTTATTTCAGAAATCAGAACATTATTGTTCGGTGCTGAAGAGCAAAAGGTAGAAATGGCTACTGCTACGCTCGTTGACGGCACTATCGTAGAATGGGAGGGAGAACTCGCAGTAGGTACTCCTTTATTTGTTCAAACTGGCGAAGGTCTTATACCTGCTCCTGATTCCACACATCAGGTCGAGGGCGGAATGCTTGTAACTACTGAAGGCGGTATTGTTACCGAAATCGTAGAAACTGAAGCAGAGGTTGTAGTAGAATTGGAAGAAGTACCTGTTGAAGTACCTGAACAGGTAAGTCCAATAGTTGCTGCTGAAGTATTGGAAGCAATCGCAGAGGCTATCGCACCGGTATTAGAAGAAGTTGAGGTTATCAGAGAAGAACTTAAGAAAATGAAAAAGAGTTTTTCTAAAACCGTTGACCTTGTAGAGAAAGTAGCAGACTTGCCATCAGCAGAGCCAGTTAAAGCACCTGCAAAATTGAGCAAGAAAGAAGAGCAGTTTGCAAACATCATGAAAATAGCACAAACCCTAAAAAATAAATAAAAATGGCATTTAACGTATCAGCACTATCAAATTACACCAACGAGCAGTCTACAGAGTTAGTACTTAAGTCTTTGTTTGGTGGCAAGACCGCAGCAACTTTACAAGCAGCAGGTCAAGTTCAAGTAGGAGTAAAATCAGCAGAGGCATTGAACATCTTGACATCAGATGTTTACTTCCAAGCTGACGGATGTGGTTACACCGCTTCAGGTAACACTACTTTCACTCAACGTAACATCACAGTAGGTAAAATCAAAGTTGAAGAGACTTTGTGTCCTAAAACTTTGGAAGCAAAGTGGATGCAGACTCAAATCGCTCCAGGCTCACCAACTGAAGTTCCTTTCGAGGTTCAAATCGGAACTGATAAGTCTAACAACATCGCTAAATTGTTAGAAGTAGCAATGTGGCAAGGTGACACAGCAACAAGTAACACTAACCCTAACACTAACCGTTTTGACGGATTCACTAAAATCATCGATGCTGCTTCTGCTTCAACTGTAGCAGGTAACACTTCAAGTGCTACTTCTATCACTATTGCAAACGTAGACGATTTGATTGACAACATCTACAACGTAATCCCTGCTGACATTTCAGAAGCTGATGACTTGGTTCTTTGGGTAGGTATTGATACTTTCAAGAAGTACACTACTGCTTTGAGAAATAACAACTTGTTCCACTACGCTGCTGACAGCGAAGGAATGGAGTTAATCATCCCTGCAACTAACATCAAAATGATTGGTGTAGGTGGATTGAACGGAACTAACAGAATGTTCTGTGGTCGTTTAAGCAACTTCTTCGTAGGTACTGACCTTGCAAATGAAGAGGAAGAGTACAAATTCTGGTATAGCCAAGATAACGATGAAGTTCGTTTCCGTGCTACCATGAAGTATGGTGTACAGATTGCGTTCCCTGACCAAATCGTTCAGTTTAAATTATCTTAAGGAGGTAGAAAATGGCTTGTAACTTAACCGCAGGTTTTACTTTAGATTGCAAAGATTCAGTAGGAGGCGTTAAAGCAATCCACTTGATTGACTTTGCATCAACAGGATTTACCGTTAGCGGTGGAGAGGTTACAGCAACTACCATCGCTTCTGGCAGCGTATACACATACGAGATGCCAAAGGGTGTTGGTTCTATGACTACCACTACTAACGTATCACAAGAAAACGGAACCGTATTTAATCAGACTGACGTAGTAGCACGTTTACGCAAGTTGGCAACAACTAAACGTAACGAGTTGAAACTTCTTGCTCAAAATCGTGTATTTTGTGTAGTAGAAGACAACAACGCTAACTATTGGTTAGTAGGTAAAGAGTACGGTTGTGACATCACAGCGATGACGCAAGAAACAGGAACTGCAATGGGTGACAACTACGGCTACAATTTCACTTTGAGTGCGATTGAGGCAGAAGCACCTTACAAATTGCAAACTGCTGTTGTGACTGCTCTCGGTATCTAACATAGTTTTCTTTCATTGGGAAAGGGGAGGCTTCGGTCTCCCTTTTTTTGTTTGCCAATATCTCGATTTTGTTATATATAAGTAAATGCTACAGATAAATAAGGCAGAGTCTAAAAATTGGTATCTCACGTTAACGGAGAAAACCACTATTGCAAATCCTACTTATTTATTCTCGTTAAAGCATAGACTCACCGCTGTTGAGTATAACTTCATTCTTACTGACACTTCTTCCTACAAAGAAAGATACAACGAATTTGCGATTACAGAGGGTGCAACGGTAACTTTGGACGCAGGTGAGTAT